GATCCAGAAGGTGGAGTAGCAGTACAGCGTTATGATACGCTAAAGTATCGCAAGTTTGATCAGTTAACTGACAAACAGTTGGGATTCTTTTGGCGTCCTGAAGAAGTTGATGTGTATAAGGATGGAAAAGACTTCAAAGACTTAAATGAGCATGAACGTCACATCTTTACATCAAACCTGAAGCGTCAGATCCTATTGGATAGTGTACAGGGTCGTGCGCCTGCTGAAGCATTTGGTAGCCTTGTAAGTATTCCTGAATTGGAAAACTGGGTAATCACATGGACATTTAGTGAAACAATTCACTCACGCAGTTATACACACATTATTCGTAACATCTATAATGATCCAACTAAAATCTTTGATGAGCTTATGGACATTCCAGAGATTGTGGATTGTGCTGATGACATTTCAAAGTATTATGATGACCTGATTGAACAAGCTGGTTACTATAATTTACTAGGAGTAGGCAAACACACAGTTAATGGAAAAGAACGAGTTGTTAGCAACTACGAACTCAAGAAAGCATTGTATAAAACTATTATGAGTGTAAACATTCTGGAGGGCGTTCGCTTTTATGTATCGTTTGCATGTAGTTGGGCGTTTGCTGAACTTAAAAAGATGGAAGGCAATGCTAAGATTATTAAACTAATCTGTCGTGACGAAAACTTACACTTGGCAAGTACACAATACTTGTTGAAAATCTTACCAAAAGATGATCCAGACTATATTAAAATTGCCAAAGAGTGTGAAGCTGAAATGGTACAAATGTTTGTTGATGCTGTTGACCAAGAAAAAGCATGGGCAAAGTATCTGTTTAAAGACGGTAGCATGATTGGTCTTAACGAGCAACTGCTGAGTGAATTTGTAGAGTGGATTGCAAACAAACGTATGACAGCGGTTGGATTGCCAAGCCCATACAAAACTCCACAAGCAAGTCCACTACCATGGACACAAAAATGGATCAGTGGAGCAGACGTACAAGTAGCACCACAAGAAACAGAAATTAGTAGTTATGTAATTGGTGGAGTTAACAAGGACGTTAGCGAAGATACCTTTAAAGGGATGAGCTTATGAGCGAAATTACCGTATACAGTAAGCCAAATTGTCCTTACTGTGTCAAGGCAAAAAGACTACTTACTCAGATGAAATTACCTTTCACTGAGTGGGTAGTTGGTGTAGATGCAACACGTGAGCAACTTTTAGAAGCTGCTCCAAATGCAAGGACCGTACCTCAAATTATAATTGATGGTAAGGTAATAGGTGGTTATGATCAATTAACAACATACATTGAGGCCACAGGATTTAACGGAACAGGATATACTTTATGATTATTGATATTAATAAAAAGGGCGATGTTATTGCCCTTAAACTTACCAGCGGAGAAGAGATTATTGGTGTGTGGCAAGAACACAACAACGGTCAAATCCGTATGCGTAAACCACTTGCAATGGTGATGACAGAAAAAGGACCAGCAATGGCTCCATATTTTGCAACAGCAGATGTTATGACTGACACACCAGAGATTTCGTTTAACGAAAACTTGGTTGTAGCACAAGCTAAAGCACACAAACCATTTAAAGATGCTTATATGCAAGCAACCACAGGTATCGATACCAGTGCTGAGGGATCTAAACTTATTTTCTAATAAATACCATTAGATAGGAAAAAGTTATGCCAGCAGTTCATAGAGATACAGACGCAAGAGCATGTGGAGCGCAAACAAACGCCGCATGTGAACGTGTTTATACAAATAATTTAATAACATCAGTTGATGGTAACCCCAATAGTCATGGAGGCGGTAATTTAAATGCCGCTAATCCCAATGTATATATTGGCGGCATACTTACTGTTATTGTAGGCAACAGTGCAGGTGCAGACAGTTTATGCCCTATTCCAGGAGGAAGTCATTGTAACCCAAGTGCTACATCTGGTAGTAACAATGTGTTTATTGGAGGGTAACAATGGCGTCAACAGATTTTCCAAATGGTTTAGCAAGTGTTAACGAGTACTTAGACACTCGTCATCACACAAATACTGACATCCAAGGCCAAATAGGCGACAATGCAAAAGTTGTTGTAAAAAGTGAATATGATTTTTCATTACGTGAAATCATATGTAATTTGTTGGCTGGACGTGGTATTAAATTGCCAAACATACAAGTATGCTTGAGCGTAAACCTTAAAGCAATTTTAGGTGTACCGGGTATACAAACGGAACTTTTGGATGCCCTAAACGAACTTGACAGTGAATTTGACAAGTTTATGACACACACTGGTATTGAAGAAACACTGGGCCGTGTTAACAACGCACTTGCTGAAGTAACACAGATAGCAAATATGATTAATTTCTGTGCTACACCGATTGAACCAATAGCAATTCCAAATATACTTGAACAAACTATGGACAGTTTCCTGGGTGCCGGTAAAGACATTATCAATGCCATTGGCAATATGGTACCGGATCAAGTGGGAGGATGTCTTGGATTTGATGGACAGGAATTCAACTTAAATTTATTTAATGGCGGTATACTTGGCGACATATCCAGTCAGTGGAATAATATCAAAAGTGGACAGCTAACACAAAATCAACTTAATAGTTTAGTAGCAAGTATCAATAGTGTAAAAGACGACCTAAAGTCACTAATGGATCGTGAAAATAGTGTTGTGGGTACTGAAGGTGCCCTTGGCGGCAGTATGTT